TATTAATTGTGCCTTCTTTTGACTCATTAGAATATTATTTTTAAATATTTAGCAAGTTAGAGAAATAGCCGCATGGTGATTCATACTACCAGCTACTGCACCAAATTTTTTATCACACATAATCTGAAGTGGTGAAGATCTTCCAGATGCATCACCTACAAAACCAAGTTTACCATGTTCATTAGATCCCCATACCCACATTCTTCCACAACAATCTACTGAAGATACAGAATTTCCTGCATAATGAAGACATCGTAAATTGCAATGAAAATTGCCTAACACTGATACTGGTGAAGAAACACCTCCACTAGTACAACCTTGATTTTCTGATACGCTACAACCTATTACTCCAGATGAATGAGAACCCCATGCATATAAACTATTTCCTCGTAATCCTGCACCATTATATTCTCCACCCCAAACACACTTCCAATCAGTCGCAGATCCTACTTGTCTAGGAGAACAAGGAAATCCAGCTTGGCCATTTGCCCACGAAGAATTGCCAGTTTGGCCATAATGACCACAACCCCATGAATATAATCTTCCATCCTTTGTAACTCCTAATGAACCTGATTGCATCATTGCAATAGCTTTCCAAGTAAGACCAGAAGCACAAACTTTAGCTGGAGCAGACTTATTATTAATACTAGTTCCAAGTTGACCTGCTGATCTCTGTGCTTGATAATTCCTACCAAATCCCCACAATATTCCCTCACAATCTATAGCAAGAGCACCATCTTCTTTGCCCCATGAAAGACATGTCCATTTATATCCTTGGCAATGGCATATTTGAATTGGTATTGAATATGACATCGTTGTATTATTTCTCCTTGATTATTCTCACCCCATGACCATATTGTTCCGTCATTTTTAAGACCTAAAGCATAATAATGTCCCCATTGTATATCTGTAAATTCAGAGTATGGATTACAACCACTCATCCATGAAGCTCCAATAGAAACTGGTGATGAATACTTACTACATGCAGCACAGTTGCCAGCTGGACCTCCCCATTTGGCGTTCATTCCAAACGATCCTTTCCTATACTCGTATCCCCATGCCCACCTATTAGTAGTGGTTGGATTTGAACGAACTGTTTCACTTCCATACCAACTTGCACCAGAATCTGTAGTAAGTAAAGTTATTTCTTGAGCATTATTACATCTTGGATTAAAAACACTATCAGGTTTTTGTCCATTTCCTTCCCAAGTAATATTTGAAGGCCAATTAAGATATATTTCACAGTTACATCTAGCACATATAGGTTTTCTAATAATTCTTACCTCACCACTTCCAGTAGTAGTATTAGAAAATCCTACTGTAGCAGTTCCATTAAAACCACCATCCTCAATATGAACTACATTTCCTTTAGATAAATCAATCGTATATGTTGCTGCAGATGTAAAAGAAGTAGTTTGTCCAATATATGATGTTCCTGCTAATCCTGTTATTCCAGATCCACTTCCTCTATATGTGGTTGCTGTTACAATAGCACCAACTATATTAGGATTACCCGTCAAATTAGTAGCTGTACCCGTAGTATTTCCTTCAAAACCAGTGGCAGTTACAACTCCAGTTATATTAATTCCACCACCAAACTCTATATGTCCTGCAACTGAAGTGTCTACTAATTGTGCTCTTGGTAACTTAGCCATTTATCAATTTATATTTAAGGCTTGCTTTTCTTATTTATCTTTAATATAATCCTCAACTGTTTTAAACTTATAATCCCATTCCTTTTTAGCACAGGTATATCTTTGATACTTATTGTTTAGATGTAATGGGAAGGGGATATATTCTATAGCACCATTATATTTGTCTGCTACTAGTTCTCCTACTTCTTGGAAACTGGTAGGATTGCTTGTACCTAAGTCATAGATACCTGATGGTTTATCATTGTTCAGAACAATATCTACAACATCATCAACGCATATAAAGTCTCTAAAGAAACTTTGAGACCCTTCAAATAATTTAAGTGTTCCTGTTTCTTTAACTTGCTTTGTAAATTTATGAACAGGACTTGCTTGGTCTTCCTTATGCTCTTCACCATCACCATAGACATTGAAGTATCTGAATCCTTGTACTAATTCAAATCTATCCATATTATCCAGAACCCAATAGTCCATAATGACTTTGGATATAGCATAGTAATTGAGGGGATTGATGATTCCTTCTTGATTGCCATAGACAGATGCAGAGGATGCATACTTAACTGGTATTTGATATCTTATTGCTTGTTCAAATATCCACTCACTAAACTCAACATTAAAATGATTGATTGCTTTTAGATTAGTGCATGTAGTATCAGAGATAGCACCTTGATGTAGTATGAGTTCTACCTTGTCCCACTCATTAAAACTACGAAAGTGCCAACTGTTTCTTTTTTCAACTTTAATTACTTCTTTTCCCGATAGTTTTTCAAGGAACTTTTTCCCTATAAAACCTTCATCACCTGTTAGTATAATCATAGTTAATCACCTTTAAATACTCTGTACGAATCTTCATCAAAATGTTGAGTAGAAAACTCAAATAGTTCTGTATCTTCTAATGCAATCATTTGATGCCTCAATCCTCTATAAACATAAAATTTATCTCCAGGTTCTAATATAGTACTCTTTGCTTTTGAAAGATCATCTGTTTCTCCATAAAACAAATGAACCATACCTGATTGAATATAAAATGTTTCGTCTTTTAATTTATGATAGTGCCACGAACATCTCTTGTTCTCCCTAATAAACAAAAGCTTACCACAATATTCAGGAGAATTGGCAATCCATTTCTCAAATCCCCATCCTTTTTTTACATATTTAATTTCTGAAGAAGTCATCACAGTTGATTCCTTTGTCATCTATGAATAAATCTGCATGGGGTTTACCCATGATCAATTCGTTATACTTACAACCCCAATCATCTAATTGTTGTTTTGTAAGATCAAATAAAACTGCCTCTGCTGATACAGATGCAATAGAATGAGGTTTATCAGAAAATCTACCCATTGCTCTTGCAGTGAAATAGATAATATAATGACCTTCATCATATAACTTATTTATTTTTGCAATACGATCTTGCCAAGGTTCCGCTTTATGGTAATCCCTACCAACAGTTGGACTACAAATCGTACCATCAATATCAATACAATATCTCATCTATATCCTCCTTTGTTAATACATAAGTTCCTGCATGTGATACAGCAATTGCTGCTGCTTTATTAGCAAGAGGGATCGCAGTCTCTATTGATTTAGTTTGTATATAACCAACAACTAATGCTGCAAGGAAAGTATCTCCTGCACCAGCAACATCAAAGACATTTACTTTCTCTGCTGGGTATAACTTACCTTGATACTCTGCACCTTTCCCACCTCTAGTTATAATCAACCTATCTGTTGGTGTTTTTAAATTTTCATATTCAATATCATTTACTTTAGTAAAACATCCATGAGGTATTTCTTGCTTTTTAGTGTCAACAAATACTGGACCTTGAAACGAATAAACTATCTCAAATAATTTCTCTTGTGTTATGAATCCTTTATTATAATCTGATATGACAAGAGCATCATAATTATTTTCTGGTTTTTCAAACTTTAATTCTTCAACCTCATATTCTTCATCAACACGAAGAATTTGTTGATTTGATTTCTTATCAATGTATCTAGTCTTTACAATCTTCTCTTCTTGAGTGATCATATCAACTTCAACACCAAAAGCTTTTAGATTATTAAAAACATTCCATGCCATTCCCTCCGTTTTAGTTGTCCTAATATAATTTAACACAGGAACAGGTGCTTCTGGACTCAACCTTTTGGCATCTCCATAAACATATTTGTCAATACAACTATCACCAATTAACAATATTTTCATAAGTTATGAATCCGTTTGATTGTGTTGCTACTTGCATAACCACCAACTCTTGGTAGGAATCTAACTTCCTTACCATATTCTCTACCTACCACATCACCATATCTCCAGTCATCACCTAATAATAGTATATCAGGTTGATATAATTGAATCAACCCCTCTAGTTCTTTTCTGTCATTAAATGTCAACACAACATCAATATATTTAATTGCTTCAAGCATTGCTACTCTAAAACAAAGATCATTGACAGGTCGATTATCCCCCTTATCTTTCTTTATCTTCTCATCAGTATCCGTGGCAACAATAACTCTATCACCTAGTGACCTTGCAACCTTAAAGAGTTGAATGTGACCAGGATGTAGGATATCAAACGTACCATTACACCATACAGTTTTAGACACGATAAACCTCGTCTACAGTTACCATACTTGCCCTCTTATTAATGATTTCATTTATATTAGGATCATCTTTCTGTTCCTCAGTAGGAATATAAATTGCCTTTGAATTTATAGGACAATTCTTTACAGGATCAGTTAGATAATAGACTGCTATACTCTTTCTGTAACACCCTTCAGGACACTCTAGAGGAGTAGGTAATCCATGATATGAGTTTTGCGTCGTATCAAAAATTACAGCACGATTAAACAAGGTATCAATAGAAGTTACACATTGTTTTCTATCTGGTGACCAGAATTCTAATTGACCTTTCCAAGATGGATCCCAATTTTCTCCCAAGTAAACAATAAGATTTAACTTACGTTGTAATTTTAACTTAGGATGTATAGAATAATCAAGATGTATGTTAAGTTTACCACCTTTTCCATGTATATGCAACCCTCCTCCATGCAAACCAATATCAGGATATAGTTTCTTAATACCAGTAATTTTTTTTAACTTAGATATAAATGAAGAAGAATTTAAATAAGAAAATGTAGAGTATAAATTTCTAGGAAACAAGTTCCATACGTTACATGTTTTTTTATTTTCTAATGGATTATTATATACATACCACACATCAGAATTATAATCAGGAAACTCACGACTTAATGATATAGCAGTCTCTTCATCAAAAAAATTATCTATAACTGCATGATGAAATGGTTTTCCTGAAGTAAACTCACTTTTTAATTTGAGTTGATTAATCATATATAATTGTCTTCTGTAAATATTTTATCATACATATTCATCTCCTTATGTACATGATGCATATCACAAGGATCAAACCTATCTCCAGTACCAATCATCAACTCTCTATCAATTTTACCATGTTCTCCATCAGTATATAAAAAACTCTCATCTAATGTTGCCACATAGTCTGCATTAGCCCACCAAAAATTACCACTAAAATGAGGTGAAGGATGCATCCTCAACTTAGCTCCCACTGCATCATAGGTTTTTAATTTTTTGATACATTCTTTCCATCTATCAATAACAATATACTCTAAAAACATTCTCCATGCATGAAGTTGAGGAACAAATTGTCTACTTGCTCCCTTTGCATGAAAGAATAATACTTTATAATTAGGATTCAACTTACAAAATCTATATACAGACTCTACCGTCTCACCCTCATCCTTAGTTAATCGTCTATTATAAAGAACTTGTGCTTTTTTTGGTCGGGAGAATAATTCATGCTCACCTACAACACCAATATGAATAAAATCACACGCATCCATCAATCCAGATGCATGTAATCTGTGCATCTGTTGTTGATATATTAAACCAGACAGTTCGGTCTGGTATAAGTGATAGAAAATTGCTATCTTCACAACTTACTCCATTTCACCATTGTTTCCTTTGCTATTCTTATAGACTTTTCTTTATCACCAGTGCCAACATGAATAGCATAATCATGTTGAGGACCAGAACCAAGAACTCCTTGATACTTTAAACCATACTTTGCCAGATTATATGATAAAGCAAACTCATCAGCATAATGACCCCACCCACGGTTCCATTCATTTGGTTCCTCATCATTAGGAACTGCTAAGTCAGCAATTTGTTCAGGTGTGAGTGGCAATGGTTCCCAAATATCATGAGTTAATTGTGACGAAACAACAAGATTAGTAGCAATTCCAACGTCTCTACCATCTCGCACAAAATACTTTATTCTATTAGTATAATATTTTTCACTAATATTATAACCATAATTAAAAGCAACTGCATCCTCAGATAAAAAAGTTTCAAAGTCTGGTAAGTTTGGATGAAGTAACATGTCAGCATCAACTAAAACATTCATCTGATTATCTTTACCATCCTCATAGACTTGCATCTTCTCATAAGTGATAGGATAATTTGGAAACTTTCTCTCTGTTATCATATTGATAATATATCCATTCTTCTCTGCATATGCTCTAATAGTAGGATATGTTATCCTAAAAAGTTCTGGAAAGAAATTATTAATATTGAGTACGTGTATTACCTTTTTCATTTATATTCAGTTAATGCAGTTCCATCTTCTCTAATTGTCGATAACCCATAATTATCTTCGTATGCATAAAGATCATCTTGAACTATCCCAAACATATCGGATCTTATCATTGCATCTGCAGTGGTTATTATACCATGATTAATACTATATGCAACCAAGTTCTTTGCAATAGCAGGATCAATAGAATAAGCATGTGCTCTACAAATAAATCTATCCAGTCCTTTATGGTCTGTTGCATGTGGAGGAATAGTATCATCCATAGGCATACTTCCATCTACTTGCTCACTACCTCCCAAATAAACAATATTATTATAATAACTATGCCTAAGATATGGTTTAATCATAACAGCATCATGTTCTAAAATAACAATTGGTTTATCCTGAGATAAACATAGACACCACAACGAATAGTGAGAAAGGAAACATGCAATCTGAGTCATTAATAAATCAGATCTACGCAATCTTAAAAAATTAAGAAATGCTTGGTCTTTTAAAGCTTCAGGAACCTTAATAGTTCCTATCTCCCCTATTGGTTTTCCAAGCTTATGATCTTGAGTCGATATAGGAGAATTTGTAGCATCAAAACCAGGCACAACTATAACATTAGGTTGACCTACTTTCTTACATGATTCAAAACATTGTTGAGTAAGTTTCTCAGAAACCTCATTACCCTTAATAGAGATAATATAAGTTGCCCCCACATCCATATCATAAGAATTATAATAATTCATTTTAATATTTCCTCACACTTATCATAAAAGTAAGTATTATATACATTTTCTCGACTAGAAAATAAATGAAAGAACATCTCAACACCTAAAGAATTTTCAAATGTAGTTCCAATGCCATAACTACCACGATCCTTCCCAAGATTCCATTTACCACCAAAAGGATCTCTGATGTAAGATTTTGGCATGAATATCTCAACTTCTACTCCTTGCTCCTCTGCATCATAAGTATAATATTCACACGTATCTGCTTTGATATGATCAGGAGCAAATGATCTTCTACCAAACTTATCATAGTTGGTTCTGTTTATACAGAAACATGAAGATCCAACAAACATATGCTCATCATTATCAATATGCATAGATCGTTGAGCATTACCAATTATAATATTCTTCTCTGCTTGTGTAAAGATATAATCTAATGCATAAGAATTTAATGGTATACAATCAACATCTAAAAATAGTACACTATCATATCCTTCTTCAAATAAAGCAGATGCACCATAATCTAATGCTTGATAATGTATTATTTGATCTTCTCCTACTTTACAGAATAATGGTTTATAATCTGCAACAGTATTATATTTCTGTAATACTCTTTGATGTAAAAATAAAAGGTTTTTATCTATAGCATCATTATAATATGTAAGTATAGCTCTTTTCATTAGAAATCTTTCATAAAATCATGTAATTTTTCAATCGTCTTATCCCAACCATTATACTCCATTTGTTGAATAACGACAACATTATCAGGATACCAAGTATTTTCTTTAACATTCCACGTTATATATGGCACTAAAGGAGGAAGAACAACAACCTTTGCCCCCATTGCACCAGCAAGATGTGCAACTGCAGTACATGATGTAACTACTAAATCAGACTCAGCAATAACATCATACGTATCACGCCAATCATGAATCAAATGAGAAAGATCCCATACATTTGCATTCTTAGGAAGATTACTATCCTCTATTTGCAACGAAAACAATTGTCCATACTTCTCAAGTCCCAATAAACCCTCAACAGGAACACTTCTAAATTGTTCATGTTCGAATTGAGGATTACCTCTCCATCGAATACATATCTTTTTCTTACCATTAGCAATCCTATTCATCTCATCAACGGGATTTGCTTTCCTCTTTAAGTATGGGAAAGTTACTCCTTCACGAGGATGATTTAACCCTAGAAAATATGGAGCAGACATAGCAGGTACATATTTGTCCCAACCAGTCTTTGTAATATATTCAGGTGTATATACATTCTCATATCCACATTCTTCTAATAAAGGTATTAATGATTTAGGAGCAAATATCTTTACTGTCTTACAATATTTTTTAAAATTTTCTACATAACGAACAAATATCATTCCATCACCCATACCCCCTTCAAGATAAAAAGCAATGGTATCTACTGTCTCACCATTCCACCTATACTGTTCACCTATATTATAATCCTTCCTTAGTATCCACTCATGACCCCATACTCTTAATTCATCTATCGCACCTGCACGAATATACTTATATCCTTCTTGCAATTTATCTTCTGCTAATAGATACCATCCATAATTAAATGATGCTCTTACATTAGTATCTGCAATCGGTGCTAAAACTTCTCTAGATTCATCAAATTTACCTTGTGCATTTAAATATAAAGACAAATCTATTTTATGCCCATCATCAAGTGTCGGAAGAGATCTCATAATCTCTTCCGCTTCAGGTGCTCTATGTAAAAAATATAAACAACTAGCTTTGTTAATAAGAAGATAAGGTGTTTCTGGTAATTTATCCAAACATTCTAAAGTTTTATCAAACTTCTTATCTTCATAGTAGGTTCCAGCTAAAAGACCTAGAATTTGATCATCTTCCTCATAATTCAAATAAGCAATAGCAAGTTTTTGTACTGCAGCAAATTCCTTTGCATCATACAACTCATTAATTAATTGTGGTATCATAATAACTCATAATATAAAATTATATCTTAGAACTAGGTTTTAATCAAGAGACTAGTAGCTGACAATGCAATACCAGCAGAAATATACCCATATTTTCCTTCTGGGTCATTAAAGAACTGTCCACTTACAGAAGGACTATTAGTTAACGAAGCATCAGGTAATACATAATAATTTTTCGTAGTAGATAATCCTACCTGACTCGTATTTACTGCTCCAGAAAGGCTAATAGTTGCTGTCTGTCCATCAGTATAGGAAGCTTTAGAGAATCCTAAGAAATTTTCTGACGTTAAATTACTATCTGCAATATTAGCAACCCATACAGCACCAGTAACTGCATTTGCTTGACCAGACTCATAATAATAGGGGAATCCAGCAAAGACTTTCTTTCCTGTAGGATCAAATGCCATACTACTGTAATATGCCATAGGATAAGATCCTGCAAAACCAACTGGAGTTGTAACTGCAACTCTTTCATATCCACCAAAAGTATTACCAATACCTAAAGAACTTGTAGGATCATCAATATCTCCACTTATTATCTTAGCTCTGAAATATCTTGCTGCTTGATAGGAAGCTCCTCTATACGCCAGAATCATTTCATTATTTACAGTGTCAAATGTGCTTGATAGATATTCTGCATCAATATCTTCAATTAGTCTGACTGATTGTACTCTCAACGCTCTCTTTGTACCACCACCAACATTAAAAGCAATACCAGTAGCAATCATTAAACCTCTTTCGGGAGAAGTTGTTTCTGCTTGAGACATCCAAGCAATCATTATTTTCTTATTTACAGGATCATATTGTACTGTAGGATAGGCTTGTTGAGTGTTTCCATTAGTTATTTGAACAATCTCTCCTGTTCTATCAAGAGATGTTCCACTTACACTAACACATTTAGATTGTAATTGACCTCCAGAATTATACCAAATAATCACACCAGTCTCACTCGAAGCATCCCAAGCACCATCTACAAATGACCAGTTTTCTCCAGTAACTTCACCTGCAGTACCAAATGAAGGTGTTGTGCCACTTATACTACCAACCACAACATCAGAATCACCTTGAGTTCTATACGCAACTATAAATTTATTTGTAGTCCCAACATTAAATAGAGCAAATTGAGCATAAGCACTGTTAGTTCCAGAAGACTCTAGGTTAACTATAGAACCAAACGATATGGATGTTCCACTCACTGTTCCAATTACACACTTTGCTTTATTGTTATCATTAGCATCAGAATAAACTATAACTACTTTACCAGTATTACTATTAAAGATAACTCTAGGCCAATATGGATTGTTAGATGTAAAGTCTACAGAACTTCCCCATGATATACTTGTTCCTGTAACTGTACCAACCTTACACTTACCAGCACCAGTACCATCTCTCCATACAACAACTACTCTACTATTTGCAGTATCCCATGCAATAGAGGACCAAGTATTACTACTAGTACCGAAGGCATTTTTATCTCCAAATCCAAAGTTTGTACCCGTAACAACACCCACTTTATTATCATTTCTAATCACAACTGGTTTATTTGCAGGTATTGTACCTGAAGCAACTAACTGTATTTGAGGTGCGGCATCTGTTAATACATTAGCACCACCTATTGTCATACTAGTTGATGCTTCTAAGCTTGTTGCTGTTATAACACCAACAGTAACTCCACCAGAACTAAATCTAGCACCACCAGCTTCTAATATACCACTCTGGAATGTAGCAATTCCTACTCCACCAGCAGTAAATGCAAATTGATCTGCAGCAGGTGAATATAAACCAGTGTTTGTATCTCCATTAAAGTAAAGACCTGGTGCTGAAATTGTACCAGCAGTAATTCCAAGTCCTGCCAACATATTATCCCCCATCTTACTGAGGAACATTCCACTTGCTTCAAATGGTGATGCGTCTACCCAGAAAGCAGAAGAACCAACACCTAAAGCTGCTTCATCATAATAAACGAATGTTCTTGCGATATCAATATTGAACCATAAATCTCCACTAGAAGGAGTAACAGGAGCAGTTTGTCCAATACTAACAGAACCTCCACCTCCTCCTCCACCACCACCAGAAATGGTGATGTCTACTGTATCAGTTGATGGATTATATTGGAAAGTATTACCAGAACCAACGAAGTTAAGTTGAGTTACACCAGTACCAATTCTGACTCCACCAGACTGAATACCAATCTGACCAGTAAACTCTGTACTAACACCACTCAATCCACCAACTAAAGTACCAATAGTAGCAGTCGTAAAGGTAGCAACACCAACTACAGCATTCGTTGCATTAAGATGAGCAATATTACCAAGAGTTGGATTGGTAATATTAGCAGTAGTAATAGTAGCAACTCCTAATACTGCATTCGTTGCATTAAACTGAGCAACTGTACCAACACCCGTTACATTCGCATTAGTTGCTCCTAATTGTGCAATAGTGCCTAAAGAAGTTATGTTTGGTTGGGCAGCAGTATTAACAGTACCCGTTAAATCGCCACTAAAGGTAGTAGCAGTTGCAACTCCTAATACTGCATTAGTAGAATTAAACTGGGCAATAGTACCAAGACCAGTAATATTAATATTTCTACCTGTTACCTCATCATATACAACATCACCAACAACATTTAAGTTACCACCAACATATAAATGACTACTAAACGTACCAATACCAGCAAATGTAGATACTCCTGATACGTTTACATTATCTAACTCTGAATGTCCAGTAACATCCACTCCAGCATTAGCATCAACTAAAGCAGCAAATGTAGATACACCTGAAACATTTGCGCCAGGAAGATTAGGTGTACCTGTAAATGTGGCAATACCACTTACTAATAAATTATCTTCAGCAATTACATCCGCCTTGAATGTAGAAACTCCAGTTACTACTAAATCATCATATTCATTAGGACTACCTTTAGTAGCTGCTTCAATCGTATTCTGGGTTGTCGTATCCAGACTAGCAATATTTTTTAATTGTCTCGCAGAACTTATAACTTCATTCGACCCAACACTTAATGATCCTACAGTAGAAATTCCAGATATTACTGTCGTAGTAGCACCTATTCCACCAATAACATGGAATTTGTGCTGTACTATAGTAGTACCAATACCAACTGAATTTAAATCTGTATCCGCATATATGAGGTTATTTTTTACCTCAATACCATTCTTAACTATAAAATTCTTGTTGACAGCCATCGGGTTTCACTCTCCGCCCTTTTCTTTTTATTTATAAATATAAAAAAGTATTTCGTTTAGATATGGCAGCTCAAGTATTATCAGGAACTGGTGCATTAGCATATACCAACAACACTGGAGAAAATGTAAGAATTGTTATCAACTTTCTAAGAATAGGATCTTCTGATGGTGGCATGACATGGGGCGGTGGTGCAAGTATAACTTTAGTATCAGATTGTACAATTGGTAGAAATATAGCTTTCCTTGATACAATAAATACAAGTTTAGGAGGTATAGCTGGACAAAATGCCTTTACCAATCATGCTGGCGGATTTGAAGGTGCTCCTACAGAACTTGCACTAGCAAATGGAGACACCTTTAGTTTAACAGATGGTGGAGGTAGTACTTCCAACACATATAATATTCTTGTTATCCCTGAGTCTGGTTGATCAGAGAGGCATACTGAATCCTTTTGTTGTGAATGGATATGGTGATTGGTTTCCTACATCAAAACTTATACTATTTGCAGTGTCATTATATGTTACCTTAATACCAGTTTGAATGCCTGAATTAATTGCGCTTCCAAATGTGTCTTGAGCTCTTTCGTCAGTATAATATAAATTAGCAGATCCTTCAGCGAGTGAATCGGTATTAGGGAATGCGTTAGTGGCAATACCACTCATAGAAATCCAACTTAACTGTCCACTTCCTGTAGTATAAAGGACACTACTTGCAGCACCAACTTTGGTTGGCAATGTTAAACTAACATTTTCTGCAAGTGTACTAGATGCTGTAAGTGAAGCATAGTAAGTTCTTGCGTCATTATAAAATGCTACTGTATTACCAACAGCAACTGTTCCGTATACATCTAAAGCATCTCTAGCAGTTATAGTGTTAACACCTACCCGACCATCAGTATCTACGATAAATGGTGTAGTATCACTAGCACTCTTATCAACTCTTACTATATTTCCAGAACCACTAGTAGATTTAACTCTAATTGATTCACCAGATGCTGAATTAACTTCTAATTTAGCACTAGGAACCGAACTTCCAATACCAACAGAACCAGATCCAGTAATAGAAAATACTGAAGAAGTTGAAGTGGAATCATGAACCTCTAATGCATTTCCTGTACCAAATTGCTTAACTGTAAAGAGTGCATTAGTAGATGTAGAAGCAAGAGAAACATTCACCCCATCATATATAAAGTCGTTTCCTCCACCAAAGAATCCATTGTTATTATATTGAAGTGAATATGTATTTCCTCCTGGTTGTGTAGTAGAACCAAGACCGACAGTAGAATCAATAATAACAGTAGCAATACCAGTATTAGCATCTGCATATTCAGTTCTAACTGTTACTCCATAACCGATAAAGTTAAGTTGAGTAGCAATACCCGTGAAATTATTTCCAGTTCCTGTAGAAATTGCAACTCTTGGATTTGCATCTAGAGTTAAAGTAGCAATACCAACAGTCGCATCAAGCACAGTCTTAACTGTAATACCTGCACCTACAACATTAATTTGAGTGGCAAGTCCAACATAATTACCACCACTTGCTATACCAATAGCAGCAGATGGTTCTGCACCATTAGCACCTATCTTACTAAATTTCTCCCAACGATTTGATGATGAGTAAACCCATCCTAAGAATCCACCAGAAGCAACTGAAGTATTATATACAACATCACCTACGTTTCCTGCTGCTGTTGGAGTAGAAATACCAACTGTATACTTTCTAGAAATTGTTTGATCACCTTGTAAGAATAATGAATTAGCTTCAATTCCTTTAGGAGAGTTGGAACTAATCTTATCGTTAAAGATAACTGGACCATCAAACTCTGATATCATATTAGAATCAGGACCACCTTCAACTCTTAGAGAACGATTAACTGTTATCTCTTGAGGTGTTATTAAACCAAATCCAACATTAACACCAACTCCAATACCAGGATCTTCTCCTGTTACTGTTGGGATTGGAGTATTGAATCTTTCTTCTTGACCTGTTTCTGCACTAACTTTCTTGTTTCTAGTATATAAGTTTCCATCAGCATTCATTGCTGTATAGTTAGCATTACCACCATCAGTTAAGGTTGCTTGTGCTAATATCTCCTCTTGTGGAGAAATATTTCTATCCTGTCTCTCAGGAAGTGCAGTAGAATAGTTACCTGGACCATAACCAAGATATTCAAACGTGTGACCAGATGCACGAAGTAAAGAAGTTCTATGGAATTCAACTGGGTTTGGTTTGATTCTTCTAACAACTGCTCCAGAATCATGTGGATTATTAAGAGTTCCTAAAAGACCTCTGAATACCGTAATACTATCACTTGAAACGGTAGACTTAACTCTCATTATTTCATTATCTACCATCAAGTAATCACCAATATCTAAATTATATTCAGATACACTAGTAATACCTATCGTAGTAGCAGAGTCTGTTATAGATCCAGAAACAACAGTGGTAATACCAGCATATTCGGGCATCAATCTACCAGAAGTACTCTCTGTCTCCTTGGCAACGTTACCACCCTGTGAACTATATGTTGTAGGATAAACAAACATATTACCAGTAGTTACTGGTGTTATTGTACTTACTCCAACATTCGCAACAAACGATGTAGTTGTTCCAACTTTCTTAATAACAAAAGATCCATTAAGAAGTTGAGAATCTGCTCCACCAATCTGAATCTTATTATCAACCTGTAAACCATGAGTTTGATGTGTTAGAACAGTAGCAAGTCCAACTGTACCATCATAAACAATAGAATATACATTTAAAGTATTACCAGTGACTCTAACATTTCCAGTTGATGCAACTGTAACACCTATACCAGTCGTAGAAGGAGATGAAATTGTAGATGCAGAAGAAACAGAAATTTCTTTATCACTACCAACACCAACTGAAGTAACTTGGTAAAGAGAATCGTACTTATTAAATGAATCAGGAGAAAGACCTGTAATACTTAAGGTATCTCCAATATTATTATAGATGGATGATACTTTAAGAACTGCCTTTGTATTACTTGCAGATGTTGTAACACCAGTAACATGTACAGTGTTGCCAATACCATATGCACTACCACCATCTATTATTTTTACAGAGGTGACAGATCCACTACTTACAGTAACTCTTGCGGTTGCATATTTACCTGTAGTAGATGCTCCAATAGAAACTAACTTTGCATTATAGTAACTTCCATCAACATAATTAGCACCAGCATTGAATATATCTACATTTGTTATCCGATTTAGTCCATGATCAATATCAGTATATAATGTGTGAGTAGTTCCAGAAGTTCCAGACTTAACATCAGTTAGACCAAAACCAACTCCAACATCAACTAATCTCTTATTTAAAGATTCTTTAGTAATAGATTTTTGTGGTTCATTAATAACAACTTGACCGATTGGATCAGAAAGAGCAAAAGACTCTGCTGCTTGTGGATCAGAACTAGGATTATCCCTATTAGTTTGAGGATAAAGATTCTGTATCGGTTGTGTATATCTTTCTGTAGAGAATGGTGCAACAGCAGGTTTATTAGAGGAGTTGACAACTGCTATATGATATATTCCATCCTGTTTACTAGGAACATATTCTTGAACCTCATCAGTGCTATAAACCTGATATGTTCCAGCAGTTTTCTTTGCCTTGAAGTTTGGTAAGGAAGTTGTCCTAACAGAAACATCATTAGAGAATGTTCCAGGATTAGTTGGTATAGAAATACTAAACTGTTTTGCACTACTAATTCCAGTAACAGTAAATGTACCATTAAATGCAGAATTTGCTACTCCAACAGAGTTAGTACTAGTTTTTATATTAACAATTTCTACACTAGAACCAACTGTTAAATCATGAGGGATCTCTGTGACAATATTTCCAACATTACTAGACCAATTAGCATCAGCAATATATCTTGGATTTCTTAATTGAGTAGAATTAGAAAGAGATGTTGTTGTAGGGCTGTATAAATATGCAACCTCTGCATCAGTAGATCCAATTGAAGTACTTGATTTCTCAATAATATATCCTTCAATAGGTGGACGTGCAACTACTGAAGAGTCTTTAGATAAAACATATCTGTAACGATAAAGTGTATCATCTAATGTTCTAGTATCTGGTTTACGTGTAATGAATGATCTTGGAGTAGCAGAACCTAATCCATCTGATCCAACTCCAACAATAATATCATAAAGAGACCTTTCAGTCGCAGCAGTGGCAACATTAGTATACCATTGAGAATTTGCTGCATCATATTGTATTGGATGTCCAATGTCTCCAGATTTCTTATCTGATACCCTACTCTCAATCGTTAAAACACCACCATTACTATTAATCTCAACAGGTTTTGTTGGACTTGTTATAGTATCATTTAAAGTTTGAGCAATTTTTATTTGATCCGCATTTAATCCAGTTGTAATAGCAAAATAGACAGTATTATGAGTTAAACCATCAGGAATGTGACCATTCTGACTGACTAGTCTAATTTTCTCACCATTAATCAAACTATGATTCTCAGTAAATGTTAGAGTATTTGAAGTAATACTATTTGCCGTTCCAGCCCTACCTATAGTAAACTCTTTCTGAGAAGATACTTCATTAGAACTAAATTGAGTATTCGGCATAACAACACGAGCCGAATAGGTAGTAGAAATACCACCACTAGTTAAGGAAACATTTAGTAACTCATCATTCTTTGCACCTACTCTATACCCATCAACAATAGTATCAGGTGGTGCTTCTAAATTAGTTTGATTGTAAAGATATAACCTATTAGTAGTACCTACTCCTACAGTTTTATTAACGTCAATTGAATTAAATTCTAATGATATATCTTTATTTTCATTTTCTTTTGGTGGAATGATATGAGTAAAATATCCAATATCATCTCTACTATAAGCATTCTTTCTAAATCCACTAGAATATAAAGCATGAGCACCAAAGTTAGAGTTAGAGTTGGTGATACTCATATCACCACCAGTCTCAGCTAAGAAATGCTTTGCATATCCAATAGCAAATACAGATGCTATTTGAATAACTGCTCCATTTGATGCTTTAATATGAAAGTTAGCATAGTCTGGTTTAAACCTTGCCCTAGAATCGGAATGAATATTCTCATTGCCAGGTGAAGTAGAATCTAAGTATGTTCCAATAGTTTCATCATACTTCACAAAGGCGTTATTATCCTTCTGTAGACCAATACCCGTAAACTGAGCACAAACCATAGACTTAAATCCATCCGCCTTATCTCCATCAGCATGAAGACCATTCATACCATAAACAGATTTCTGAGAACAGTTAAAGATATATGGTGAAGCAGATGTAACAGTGTCTACTGCTATCGTAATGGTAGAACCAACGACTGAAGGAAGAGGATCTGCAGGAGAGTTTTGTACTTTATATTCAATATTAGTAGCATCTACTTTTTTAGATATAACAAATTGGCCATCATAACCAGCAGAACCAATAGACTCAATTCTAATAGGAGTATCAACATCAAATGCTGTTGCTGCTTCTGCTAATGTAACTGTAATAGTCGTATCGGATGTAGTTCCATCACCAGCACGAATACTAGTAATTCCTACCTCTACTCCTTTAGATCCTACAATACGATACTCATCAATCTTAGGTTGTATATCAAGTCCTGTTGAAGGATAATCTGGTTCAATTTCACGACCAGAAGCAGGTCCATATGCAAGACCTACTTTCTCATAATACATATCCAAGTCGGTACGATTAAAGTCTCCATCAGTACCACTAATAAATGAATCATCAATATCTACGTTATTAGCACCATCAGCAAATTCAAATGTAGTTAATTTATGGTGTGAAAAATTAGGAACAAATTTATTTGTAGTAAAATCTTTATAAGCAACACCATTAGGATCTGCATCTAATATTTGAAATCCAGTAAAATAAGATGAACCAGTAATCCTAAAAATAGCACTTCTATCAATTAGATTACTTTCTGGATTAGGGACATACTTAGGACGTATTTTACATTTTCTTACATCTACCCCAACAATAGAACATCCACGAGGAACAACTACACCACCAAATACACTATTCAACTTATAAAGGGCATTAGTTGAAGATGTTAAATCATAATTTGTAGTTAAATCCCAAGCACCAAAAGCATTAGATACTTCTCCACTTCTTAACTTATAGGTATTAGAACCAACAGGAATCCAACCAGGTCTATTATCTACTACATGTTCTCCTGGATAAACATAAATGGTTGTTTTATCAAACCTATCATTATCCAATCCTTTCTGATAAGAAAATCTTGATGTTTCTACTAATGCTCTCTGAATAGTTTTAAAGGGTCTCGTTAGCGAGTTTCCCTGATTTTCAATACTGTCCGTTGCATCCAGACTGTTTGGATCAACGTATATAACAGTACCTCTAACTGATTTGAGAAAATTATCTAATCTGGAAAGACCCATTTTTACTAATTCTTATAGTCCCTTATGGTTTATTTAGCATTTTCTCAAAGGGGATTTGCATAAGATAATGTATCCTCATCTAGAGTTTTACGAACAAAATCCAATGCACTCATAAATTCCTCTACAGTATCACAATCAACTACATTTTCTTTCCCCTCTTCAGAATAAAGATATATTTTTCTTTTGAGAGGATCTACTACGCACCTAGACAAATAATCATTATCCATTTTTAAACCTCAACCTGTGATTATATTTTGCCCACCATATTGTGGGTCATTATATTGTGGGTCAGGATAATCTGCCCAACTGTCACCATCATACTCAGTGACTAATTTATTTACATCCTTTCGTTCAGCATAAACATGAAAGAAACAATCAATTGGCATTCCTCCCTGAGATTGTAAATAAACCTTTTCATTATCCCATCTCTTTACTATTACATTTTGATGTGCTCCAACTGGTTGAAGTTGAACCGAAATACTATCAGTATGAACTAAATCTTTCCAATATGTAGGCAACTCTATCACATTCCCATTTCTAACTCTACCTCTATAATAAACTCCAACTTCTGGTCCCTCAATACAAGCATATCTCAAACGACTTCCTTCACCTTTACTTGGATGAACCATATCAAATGGTTTTGGTTTACTATCTGCCACCTCAAACCTTTCTGCTATGCTAGTAGGAGAAATAGCATCACATATTATATCTCCTTTCACATGCAAAGGTTCAGATGATCCTCCACTTACCTCTAATCCATAAGCAGTCTTACTATCACCAACAATATCAACATTACCTTTAACTTTTACTGATAAATCAGGATGACTATCAATATCTGTATTATATTCTTCAGCAATCATTACGGTTGCTTCAACACTAGAGTACTCACTATCTCTTCCTAATTGAACAGGTGCTTCAAGATAAGCAGATCCTCTAATTTCTTCTTCACCCTTTCCCAATGCTGCAGGTTTACCGCATCCTACAAACAATCTTTTACCTATGAATAAATCAGCTAATTTCATTTATGTTGTCCCTCGTTTACAGATGCAGGTCCACCGCAAGTTTTAGACCCTTTAATTTTAGTAGCTCCATCGGCCATATCGACCAATCCACCATAAAGATTTAGTATACTTTCACCTATAACCTCTACAGTTTTTTCTGAAAAGAATTTACTAGAAACCGTTGATTTTATCTCAATAGTTTGTGCATTTAGTAATATTGAGTTGTTAGCATCTATTTGCACAACCCCATTCTCACCATCAGAACCACTAGCAAATAATTCAATATTCTCTGCATATATTCTAACCTTTCCTTTTGGTGCTCCAATGACAATATCGCCATTCTCTGCTATTTGATATATTGCTGGAATGCCTCCTTCTTCCAAATCTTTACCAGCTTTTACACTAAATTGACCAGGACATACATTCATTGTAGATCCTTGCCTACCCATTAACATATCACCAGTAGAATCCATCGTCATATAATGACGACCAGCATCCTCCCCAGTTCTTAACATAACCCCAGAAAGGTTATTATCATCATGAAGATGACCGAACTTTATTTCTCCATGTTCATTACCATATCTAATAACATGGTAATTTTTTCTTTGTGCCATTAGACTTTACCTACACAATCAATAACATTGATAACAGAATCAGAAGGTGCAATTACCTCATCCTGAGTAGTATCACCAACTCTATTTACATTAAAAATTGGAACTATAGTTGCATTATAACCTGTTTTACTGCGAATGTAAACATTTGGTTCCTCAGTAAACCCTTGACCCTTAGATACAACTTCGACTTTCACTAAAGATCCTGTACCATCCAACTTAACCTTTAATTCAGCACCATTTCTAGGTTCAATAACAACAGTATCATCCTCCTTATAATTAAATCCAGAATCGGTAATAAAAACAGATCCAATTTCCAAAATAACAGGATAAGATCCTTCACCTAAAGAAGGATATGCTCCAGTTCTATCATTTGAAAGAGTTGGGATAGGTTTAGATATAGTAACAGAATCTGTACCTGAGACTGAACCTGCAGGATTAATTATACCTGTAAGATTAATACTATTAACAGTTGCTGGAGGTGTAGTTATGGTTTCTTGATTAGTAACATCAACTATGACTCCACCAGGATAAGTAATTTCATCACCAGGAAAAACTTCAACAGTTTGTCCTGGTTTCATTGGAGTTTCATAGGTTCCATCTGCCCTCCTAAGAGTAGTTTCATCAGCATTAGCCCAAGTTCTACCATCACCACCCTGACTTCCATCAGGTGTAGGAAGATAATCTATACCACCATTAATAACTGCAACACTCACAACTCCTATATCTGTGCCATTAGGGTCTGGTGAATAAGTCGGATTTCCATTTGAATCAACACTTCCAGTAGGAGAAACAGTACCTAAAATTGCTCTTCCAGTAGCACCCCTACCCTTATTACAAGAATCTTTAAATTGAACAAGAGGAGGAACTGTAAATCCAACACCAGATTGTAGCAAATCAACTCCAAGAACACTACCTCCACCACTTACAATAGCATTCCCCAATACACCTTTAACTGCACCAGCAACACCACTACCACCAAAAAACTCTACGGTAGGAGGACCACAAAACTTAGGACCAACATTACAACCCCCACCCAAAGAATCAAACACATCACTCAGTCCACCACCTAAAACAGAACTTAAGGCATTTGTAACACCAAGAGCATCATCAATACCACCTGTTATTCCTTTACCAATAGCCTTTCTTAATCCACCACCAGCAATACCTTTTGCCAACCCCTTAACACCAGAAAGTGCGGATTTTGCTTGATCAGCAAATCCTTTAACTTGACCAACTAAACTAGAAAGATTTGTACTAGGAATAGGTAATGCACCTTTCCAAGGACTCCATTCTCTAATATCTGATTCTGCAGGATCCTCTTCACAATCAAGGAAAGAAATACTATCAACAACAAAATCTACAGGATTACCAGTTAGAGATGAAAGATCAAAAACTCCAAGAAGAGATTTGACAGGTCCAAGAAGATCATCAAGACCTCCAGCAATTATACCACTTATCTTACCCAATAAGGATCCTACAAAATTTTCAACAGCACAAAGAGGAGTATTAATAAATTTATCTACAGCATTCTTTAAAAACCCACCAACCATATCAAAAAGACCGTCAATTATCCCTTTAAACATACAAGCAATAGCATCATTTGCTGTTTCTACAGCAGCTTTTAATGCAGGTCTCTCAGTAGGAAATAAATCAAAATACTTATCTTTCATATTGAAGTTAAGTTTACTGATTACATTCTGCTGAACTTCTTTAATAATAGTTTTAACATTACCTGTTACCATCTTAGTGGCATTCTTCATAGCTTTTTCAATAGCTGCATCAACATCAGGAATTCTTGTTGATACTTTAGTTTCCCAATCAGTTTGAGACTTTTTAAATCTCTGAACATCAGCAATTAAATTTTGAACTTCCTTTTGAATTCTAGGTAAAGGAGCTTTCTCTTTTAATGTTGGTACTGGAATAGGTTCTACTTTCGATCCATCAACATACTGCTCTCTAGTTGCTCCATCAGATCTACCATCATATCCAGTTGAAGATTCAATTGCAGTATCGTTATTAGGTGTTTCAACTTCACCTGGAAACTTAAATGCTTTAGCAATCTGCTCCAAATCCTGTATTAAGGGTAATGCTGCCCTAGTAAGTTTTCCAGGATTACTCGTATACCCACTAAAAGGTACAAAAGGAACTTCTGGAATATCCTTTTGTATAGCAGTATAATCATTATTATCAATGACACCTATGATAACAGGCATTTGCCCATCATCACCATCTAAAAAGAATCCATAAACAAAATTACCTTGTCTTAGATTGGGTGATTGAGATGCTCCACCTGAACCAGAACCAGCAGTGACGGGAAAAACAACTCCTGCCCAAGGAAGTTCTTCATCAGATAGTTCTTTAGATGCAGGGTGATATCCCATGATACGGACTTTATATCTCCACCCAAACCCATCATGCTCCTCATTACTAGGAGTGCTGATTCCAGGAATGTTAGTGCGCCATGTTTTCTCATCAGGAATTTGACCTATCCACCAGACAAGTCCATCCCTACCATAAAAATGTTTTTTGAAAAGTCCTTGTTCTATCATTAATCGTCGTAAACTCTACACTCCAGTGCGTCTGGATGATTGTCGCAATAAACTTCTAAATGCTCGTCAGCATGTCTCTCATGCCAATCGTTAATCTTACCATCATTAGGTTCTACTTCATCATCTGAGTGAGCATGAAATGCATCATTGTGCATCTCTAGATCTGCCTCAGTATATTCGATCATACCATGATTGATATGTTCTTTATGATCTTTAGGATCAACATATACTTCATGATCTAAATCGTGATTTGGAGTTTTGGTTGACATAATTTTCCTTAGTAAGGTTTTCTTCCAAAAGTATCTCTGACAAGAGTTAAACTTGTAAAGCAATCTTGCGGAGTTACTCTATGACACAAGCTAGATATCATATATATGCCACCACTAATCTGATCAACCATTCCAGTATTTTCTGCACTTAATTCAGGAAAATCGCAATGAATGAGATCTCCTGCTCTTAAAGAAAAATTACCAGGAATCATAATATTAATCTTAATGGTGAATAACTGGTTGTATCTCATTAAAGATTGTACCATAGTATTTAATGGATCGGAAGTGGGTTTATCCCTATTTTCCTTCCAAGTCTTCAATTGCTCATCTGCATCTTTACCTGAAGGTAGTGTTCCAATATCAAGAACATGATTCATCAATCTAGTGGGAGCAGATCTGAATTCAGAAGAAACCCCTTCAAAATTTTTAGTTCCTGCAGATACTATTTTTCCTTTACTACCTCCACCATCTGATTCTGCAGATCCTGAAGAATCAACATTAAAATTTCTTCTTTGATAATCATTTGCATAGAAATCAAAGAATAAACTAGTATTGGAATAAGTACCCATTGCTAGATTACTTAAAAGATCTATATTTCTATCAACAGAATAGTTAAGTATCTTTCCATTATACCCTTTAGGAAGTTCCCCACTATTAGTATAAGTATATTTGTACTTATAATCTTGCTCAAATAATACATCGATAGATTTGAAGTTAAACCCATCATAAGTTTCATAAAATAAAAATCCAGATGCACCACCTTTATCACCAGCACCTACAGGAATAGATTTGGATGCTAACCAAGTACAAACAGTAAAAGGTTTTCTATAATTGCCAATAAAATTATAAGGTTCTAAAGTTTCATCACAATTAACTTTTTTTTGCGTTTTTAATCCTACAGTTCCCGATGTTGCTTCAGTAAGAATTTTCTTTACATTATCAGATATTTTCTCATTATATCTTTTTACAACTCTACATTGCTCATTTGTAAGAGTTTCTCTTGAGCAAAAATCAAGAGTATAGGTATCGGTTTGTGTACCAGGATTTACATTTCTAACTCTATTAACATAAAAACATTTATCATCTACAAAATCTAAAGAATTTCCAATATTATCTTTAATTTTAATACTACATTTTTCCCCACCAGTTATTGGAAGATTATTTAACATTCCTTTAGAGGGGAGTTCACCTGAATCAACAGAACCACTCTCAAGCATATCCACACTTAAAGTATGAGAATTGGACAAAACATTCTCATAATAAGACAATTTAGTAATACCTGGAGTAATATCTACTAATCCAGAAATATCAAATTTATCTATCGAACCAGCTCTGGTGCTTGATCTAGCGTCTGACATTATACTTTATATAAAAAGGATAATAATTGTTCCTTATAATATCTATTTAATAAGGTTCTACTTGATGGTCCTATAGGAATAGGAATCATTCCTCCACCCTGAGAAGAGGGGAAAGAAGATTGACTCTTAGGTAATGCAATAGGAACATCTATTTCATTATCAAAATCTTCTTCATATGTGCTAATACCTTCTAAAGGTTTATACTCCTTGGTATTAACCATCTCATCAATATTACTACTTATTGGTCCTAAGATACCTGTGCTACTAGATTTTTTATCATCAACTTCACTACTACGATTAAATAAATTGCTAATATTAGATAAAAGTCCATCAATACCACGTTCAAGTTTACTCTTTGACAAATCAGTTAACATATAATTAAGTTTTTTAGTATTGAAATGTAAATCATCTTTCTTTTTAAACCTATAATTATTAATAAAATCCTCGGTAGATATTTTATCTTCTTGCTTAAGTGTTCCTGTAACAGTTAATGAAGGACTCCTACCTTTATTTCTACCATACTTATATTTAAATGCAGGGTTTGTAATCTTAACTGTTCTATAAACTCCATCTCCATAATCTTCAATTCTAAAATTATGTTTCTTCGCAAAATCATATGGTTGTACTAAACCACCACCATTCATTCTAGCACTTGCCGTTATACTATCACCCACATTCATCATAGTATTTTCCATTGAACCTGGAACTATTTGATTAATCATATTTGCAATATTCTCAGGTTGAGCAAGAGGATTCGCAATCACTTCATCTAATTTAGCAATTCTTTCAGGTAATGCTTCATTCTCAACCATTATATCTCTTGTTAATTGAAGTCCCTTAGTTAATGCCTCACCACCCATCTTACCAAAATCTGGAACCACCGTTCCATCCATTAACTCCATAGATGGCATTCCCATTTCCACAATTCTTTCTTTTGCTTCTTTAGGTGAGATATATTTTACTCCAAAACTAAAAGGGTCAGAAGGATCAGTAGTTGTCTCAGTATTAGTAATGTTTGCAAAATCAACTTCTGGTTTATTAGTTCCACCACCCATACTATTCATAGCAGCAAGAGTATTTTCTCCATACTTTTGAACTGCACCCTTACTCATCACAAACTCACCAGGAGTTAACATTGCAGGAACAGTATCAGTATTACCAGTTCCAGGAACCACACCACCCTTATTCATTAAATTAGGAACAAAATCATCTTCCATAACTTTACTTGCATTCGTTTCTTTACCATCGTCTTTTAAATCTTCTTTAGTTCCTATTCCATTATCTTTTGCTGGCGTATTTTGATTTGCTTTTGCTATATCATCTTTTAATTTATATGCTTCATCCCTAACATCAGTATAAGTTTCTTCCAATTTATCCAATTCCTTATCCTCAATAGGAGTAGAATTCATTATATTAGACGGTATCATCATAGCCATATTAAGTAAAACCTTACCAATATTAACTAGTACCTTAACTATAGGAGTGATAATTTTAATAAAACCTTTAACCCATTGCAAAATAATATCCATATTTTCATATAAGAATGTTAATAAAGATCCAACTAAAATTGAATTCCAAAATTTCTGCAGTCTTTGTAAAGCTGGAACATTTTTAAGAACTTTCAAATTAGGTTTCTTAGGATTTTTTGGGGATTCAAGTTTCTTCTCTCTACGACGAGCAAACATTCTTCTTAAACTAAATTTTTTATTTTTAGTTTCTTTCTCATCTATCTCAAGATCTTTCTTTATAATAGTTTCAATATCACCAACAACCTTTTTCATATCAACCAAAATATCTTTAACCTCAGTTGATTTAGAATCACCTGTATTAGAAACTACAGGCATTGAAACAGTTTGATTTTTTCTAGGAGCTGTTACACTCTCTGGTCTACTATATGTTTTTTTCTCTTTTTTATCTCTGTTTAAAAATTTGTCTGTAGCAATTTTTTTAGTTTTTCTAGCAGCTTCTCTTTTAGCAAATGACTTTGCAGCAGTCTTACCTGCACCTAATAGTGCTTTTCCTAATAGTGGTAATATCATGTTGAGGTCACGTTATAAATTCCTGCAACCGCAAACTCAGAACCAGTTCCGTTAGGATCTTCGGATGAGAATATAACAGAATCATTACCAAAAGCTCCTGAACCACTTGTAGGACCAGATTCATTATTAGCTGTTAATGGCAGAAGGTTGATTTTTGGAGTTTTATTAGAAGAAACCTTAGATTCTATACCATCCGAACCCTTTACAGATGTATTATTACTTTTATCTATATTAAGATTATTATTACTTTTATCTATACCATATTGAGATACTTTTTCTACCATTGACATATTAGCAAATTTTTCATATTCATCAGTAGAAACCTCTTGATCATTAATATATGCCTTTCCTGTTTTTATATCAAATCTACCACTAACCTTTTTATTAGTCGAATATGACTTAGAATCTATTAATTTGGATTTAGTATTAGGTTTATACCCCTTAGTATTAACCATCTCATTAATATCACTACTTATTGGTCCTAAGATACCTGTACTTTTAGATATGGGTCTTTGTGCAACTAATACTTTTCCTTCATCTTTAAGATATGATTGATAATCAGCAGATCTTGGATCTAATTGCGTATTCCATACCCCATTTGATCGAACTGGGACAGCATGATTGTTTTCAAACTTTTTCCATTTAGAATGCTCTACTTGAACATCTTTAGGAATAGTGGGAATATATTGAGCAGCTTCTTGATTTTTTAATTTTCTATATTTTCCTTCATTTATATAATTAATCATCATCATTATCTCACCCGCTCTATATCCAAATGGATCACTAAAACTAGACCGCACATCAAGAAGTTCTATCTGATATAGTTTAGTAAGTTGCTCCTTAGTACCTCCACCTTTAACAAAAATATCAAGATCTTTTTGAAAAACTTTTTCTTTTTCCTTATTTGATTTGAAATCAAATAATGGACCTTTTTCTCCAAAGGTATACTGAGGATTCCAAAGAGCTTTGCTTGGTTGAGATCCATATTGAGCTGATTTACCTTTATCAACCATAGTTATAATATCATCAATTTCAGCACTTCTTGCTCCAAATCCTTTTTGCATACCCTTTAATACACCAAGATCTACAAATTTCTGTGCCATCTCGTCATCACTTTTTGCTAACTCCAAATCAGCTACCATTTTTTCTTTATCTCCACCATATTCACTCTCTAAAACACGTATAGCTGCCTGATCTGATGCAGAAGCACCATCCATTAAAGGACTGGTTAATATTGCTGCACCAAGTATTCCCGCTATCACAGGGTTGACAGCAAGAAACCCAACAATACCCTTAATAGCTAAACCTATACCAACTAAGGAACCTATTATATTTAATGCGGTTATAGCAATTAAACCTGCAACAATCTTACCACCATGATTTTCTAAAAATTCACCAAATGCTACTAATTTTTCTTTATTATCAGGATTTTTAAACCATTCAAATAATTTTATTGCAGCTGCCCCCAACAGCACATTTGTAAGAAATTTTTTAATTCTATCAAAAACACCTGTAGCTGCTTTAACTATATTTTTTGGTTCTTTTTCGTCGTCACCATCTTTTCCTTTCTCTAATTCATCCTCTCTTCTTTTTTTAGATTGCCGTTCATTCTGCAACCTCAAATTCTTTCTTTCTGCTATTCTTCCTTTAACCTGGTCTAATAATACTTTTTTTACACCAACTAAAGACTCAATAACAGAATGTAATCCATTCATCAACTCAGTATTATCATCAGTCTCTTCTGGTTTTAATGATTCTATTTTTTCATCTATATTTTTTTTACGTAAAGAAATAATATTCTTTAATAAAGTAATCTTTTTTGAATTATTTTCAACCTTCTCCTCCAATTTACTACCAGCAGCAAAAGATGCTCCCATGAACTTTGATGGATTTATTTTTTTAGGAGGAGCCTCAGGCATTTCTATTCTTTGCTTGCTGTTGTTTTAATCTTTCATCTTCAAGATGTTGTTGTAGAAGACCAACATAAACGTCTCGTTCCCAAGGAATAAGATTTTCAATCTCAGTTAATGAGTATTTATGATACTGTATCAAAGCAAAATTTATTTTAAAATAACTCTCAAGATTCATATGAGACATCCCTATCCGAAAAAAGATGTTAAACCCTCAAGTAGAACAGTATTTTCTTTTTTAGTTTTAGGATTAATAAAAGTTACTTTATGAGACAACTTAGGCATAGTCTCAAAGAATTTTTCAACTTTCTTAAACTGCACAGTATTCATTTGCTCTAAAAATTCTACCAATTCTTTATTAGTACAATCAGATGCTGACCAAACTTCCTCATCATTATAAACAGTATCTATGGATGATGCTATCAATTCAAATGATTTTTCAAAACTAACATCACCACCAATTTCAAAATTATTATTAATAAATTGATCCAATGAAGGATACTTCATTTCCATCACTAAATTATCATCCAATTTAATCTTTTTATCATGCTCTTTATCTTTCTGAACTTTAATATCATCAATATTAATCTCAACGGGAACCGATGTTTTGCCATCATCGGGAGCATATAAATTAACTTCAATAACTTCTCCTACAGATTTTCCACGAATATGTAAGAACAAATATTCAATATCAAAAGTAGGAAGAGTTTCTACCTTAACACCTCTAGTTTGAATACAACTAGAAAGAACTGCCTTTATAGCATTTGTAATTTGTTTTGTATCTTCAGATTCTAATGCTAAAACTAAAAGTTTTTCCTCTTTAACTAAAAAAGGTCTATATTTTACAGTCTTATTATTAGAAGGCAATACCAACTCATAAGTTGGAGTGGCAATTTTTGGTAAAGGCATGATAATTAGATCAGTGTTTTATTTATTAAGCAATTTGATTGTTAATTTGTACCATTTCAGAAATAGTTCCAGCTCCAGTTATGAAACTTGCTGCAGAATCCAAACTTTTTTCAAAATTACGTTGTTTTGTCATTATTACATTAGGATTATTGTAAGGATTAGTAGCATCTATATCTTTAATATTATATCTCATAAAGGAAAAATTGACACTGCATTTTAAAAGATCTGGTGCATCATAAGAAACTGGCATCGCAGTGATGCTAATAGGAAAAGCTTGAATAAAAGAATAATCTAACATAGTATCATTCTTAAATGACACTTTCTTAGAAGAAAAAGATACATCTTTTTCAAATTTAGTTAAATAAATGTCTTGTTTATATCCATTTGTTCCTCCAGGATATTGATATCTAGCATTAACATAAGGATCATCAAACTTTTTATTATCAACACCACTAATATAATTAATCCATCCCTCAAATGCTTTAATTACATTATATCCACGATCAACATAGAATGTGGTATTAAAAGTTTCATCATATATTCTTCTATATGCCATTCTTTCAGTAACTCCATGATAATCATTAGTTACATCATGAGTAGCAAGAGAAGATCCTGGTAAATTCGCATTACTGCATAATAACTCAATATTATTAGATTGCTCATTATTTAGCGACAAATTCTTTATCACATTTTGAGGAAAAGTTAAACTCAAAAGGTAATAGGAAGTTTGAGAAACATTCAACAATCTAGATTTTATATCACGTATCTCTAATTTTTCGGGACGCTTAGCTGGCATCTATAAATAATTTTTAGGTCGTTATATTATGTATACAAGATGGCAGAGAGTATTAAGAGTAAGTACAAACCAGAAAACCCTAGAAAATACAAAGGAGACTATAGAAATATAATATGCCGAAGTAGTTGGGAACGCAAATTTTGCAGATGGTGCGACCTTAATGAAAGTATTCTTGAATGGGGCAGTGAAGAATTTTTTATACCTTACCGTGCTCCTGACGGTAGAGTTCGCAGATACTTTCCAGATTTTATCATGAAAGTAAAAGAAACTAACGGTGAAGTAAAAACTTATGTAATTGAAGTCAAACCACTAAAGCAAACAAGACCACCAAAGAAAAGAAAAAGAGTAACTAAATCATACATATATGAATGCACTACATATGCAGTCAATCAAGCAAAATGGAAAGCAGCAGATGAATGGTGTAAAGATCATAAAATAGAATTTAAAATTATTACCGAAAAAGAATTAGGTATTAAGTAATGGATAGAACAGAAGAACTTCAAGAAAAACTAGATGGATCAGAAGATGCTGATCTAATTATGATGAGTATTTTGGAAGTATTTACTGAGACAGAATGGGTTCCTGATGCAGGAAAATACTATACCTTTATATACATAGCAAAGACTCCTGATAAATACTATGACGAACACCCATTAGTTGCTGTTACATCGGTAGAAAAATGGGGATTCAAAGGACTTAATTTTCATTGGGGTGAATCTCGAAACTACACTTGGCAAGAAGTGGTTGGAGCTTTACATGTAATTAATAATGATGAAATCGAATATCTACGTTCCTTACCTTATGCCAAATATCGTGCTAAATAATTAAAAAATTCTAAGATGGCGTTAGAGTTTAAAAAATCAGATACTTTTCTTTTAACAGGATTATCCTTTAATCTTAAAGAAAATCTAGAAACAGGACAACAAACAATAGAAAGAAATAATGATATTCCTTTAAAACCAGAGGAAGTTCTTGATGCTGGAGATTTTTATAATGAATCAGAAGGAAAGATTGATTGGGCTACTATATCTTCATGGGATAAAGATTCTTACTTAGATGTCTTAGGGGCATCAGATGATAAGGTAGAAGAAATACTTAATGACCCAAATGCTAAAAATATATTCAGAGATGCTGCAGAACACTTGCCAAGTAATATTACCACTGCACAAGCATTTGATCCCGAATTCCAAGCTAAACTTGAAAATGTAGGGATAATGCCTCAAACTGCAAAATATGGAATAGCCTATAATGCGGATGCACAATCTCTTGTTTATCCTTTAAAAACAAGTTCTGACGATAACTTTGATTATCTACAAATAGTAGGATATAGATATATTCCTGGTGATGCTAGTAAAGATTGGTCTTGGGAAGGAGCTATAACAAAGAAAGAGAATGCTTTTGGTACTACATACAAATACTTAGATACACCTAGTAATCGATATACTTCAGATAAAAGAAAGAAAAATATTTTAGGTACAGCAAGATTGCCAATGACTGCTGGAATAAGTGAATCCAACTCAGTTGGTTGGGGACCAGATAATCTAAATTCTATGCAACAAGCAGGAGCAAGACTCGCAGCAGCAGGTATAACAGGAATAACAAGTGGAAATTTTGAAGACATGTTTGCAAAATATAAAGATATTATTGATGATGCCTTTGGTGATATAAGCAAAGAACAAATCAAAGCATATTTTGCAGGTGAAGCAGTAGGTGCAAATATCTTTACAAGGGGAACTGGAATGGTACTTAACCCCAATTTAGAACTTTTATTCACTGGACCTCAATTAAGATCATTTACGTATTCCTATAATTTTACACCTAGAGAACCAGAAGAAGCATCAAACATAAAAAATATAATTAGATTTTTTAAACAAAATATGGCTC